CTATGGAGAGGGCAACAGAAGAGTTGGAGATGAACAGACCGGATGATGCGATGGCCTGTCTCACATCTGTGCAGAAGACGGAGCTGGGTACTGGGAGCATGATACGGGCCTCCGAGAATTATGCTGTTTGGCAACAGGCATTCGATCCAGATAGGATGCGACCTCTGATTGAGTATTCTGGTGGTCTGGGTGCTTTCTTTGGGAATTCTTTGTCTCGGGAGAGTTTAATTGCCTTTATGGGACCGGATAAGTCTGGCAAAAGTTTTTGGTTGTTGGAGGCTGCATATCGTGCACTCAAGGCTCGGTGCCGAGTGGCTTATTTTGAGGTGGGTGATTTGCTTCAAGATGAGGTTCTACTCCGACTAGGTCAGCGGGCAACCATGCGTCCGTTGGTGGGACAGCAATGTCAGTGGCCCATGTCGGTAGAGTGGGAGTATCGGGAAGATGGATCGAAGGAATACAAGGTCGAGTCAAAGTCACGGGATTTGAAACGAGTGTCTGGCAGGGAAGCGTTCAGGGCATTCCGTCGGATGTGTCGCGGTCGGGATGTGTTTAGGATCAGTTGCCATCCAGTGGATTCAATCAATGTGGATGGGCTTCAGTCCATCCTGCGAGATTGGGAGAGGGAGGAATGGGTGCCTGATGTGGTGGTGATTGACTACGCGGATATCCTTGCCCCGCCCGCTGGGATACGGGATTCGCTGGATCAGATAGACACGACTTGGAAGCGGCTGCGAAAGCTGAGTCAGGAGATGCATTGCTTGGTCCTCACGGCCTCTCAGTCCAGTTCGGAGGCGTACCGTGGGAAGTCTACGACATTCCGACGCTATCATTTTAGTGGGAGGAAGACGAAGTTGGCCCACGTTAATGGAATGATTGGGATCAATTGTGATATCAAAGACAGGGAGGCTGGAGTTATGCGGTTGAATTGGGTTGTGCGACGTGGGGCTAAATACGATGAGTCGAAGGTGGTTGCTGTGGCTGGGTGTTTGGATGTGTCAGCACCGGCAATCAGAAGTATTTTCTGATTTCTGCTAAACGTGAGGCATTAGCATCTTCGTCAGAACGATAATATGGGTATTGTGTTTTCGAGATGATATAGAAATTTCCTTTGAAAAGAGGTGTGTGATGAAGAAGGTGTCGAGAGATAAGGTAGTAGAACTGGCTGTGGCACTTGGTTTCAAGGCAGCAGTAAAGTGGAACCGAGAGCGGATGGAGAAGAAGCTAATCCAGATTGCGGAGCTTGATCTTGAAGGAGAGGGGGCTGCCGGATTGGATGAAAGTCAGGCCAAGCTCCTCCTCATTATTGCCGAGTCTGAGGGCAGGGTGGCTGTGGTGAATGATGACTCGGAGGTGAAGAATGAGGATGGCGATGAACTCACGGATAATGTTGACTCGAAGATCGTCGAGACTGAGGAGGAGACTGAGGAGGAGGCTGAGGAGAGAATATCTGAGGAGTTGAAGCTCGAGAGTGTGCTCGAGGAGGAGAAGACACCTAAGAAGGACAAGGAGACAAAAGGAGACAAACCGGAGGAAGTCAAGAAGGACAAACCCATGAAGCCAAAGAAGATTAAGGATAAGATCGAGAAGGATTCTAAGTTTGAGAAATCTTTCTCGGGTATCCATTTCATTCGTAATCGTTTGTTCTATGCAGGTGTTGTGATTGAGAACCACGGATTGGAAGCCGGATGTTCGGATGATATGATTCTGGAGTTGGATGCTTTGTGTGGTATATCAAACATGAAAGCATCAAAGACACAACTTACTCTTGCATGGCATTCGATCAATGGTTATGTCAATGGCAAGTCCTGAGATTTGATGTAAGGTAACGATTCTAGCATGAAAGAGAAGCAGGTCATCCGTGTATTCCCACGAAAGACCTTGGCTACACCTACTGATTCGTTGGCATTCGTGGATTGTGGTCCGTCAATCATGGCGGAGGCCGATGAGGTGCATATTAGTGTGGCCTTTTCGTGGGATTTAGCTCGGGCTGAAAAGCTAGCAAAATTGTGGAAGCATGTTGCACCTGTAAAGATTGGCGGTCCGGCTACGGGTCAACGAAGTGATGCGTTTATTCCTGGAAAATACTTGAAGTTGGGACATACAATAACAAGTCGCGGGTGTCCAAACAAGTGTTGGTTCTGTTCCGTTTGGAAGCGTGATGGCAACATTCGGGAGTTACCTATTCGTGACGGTTGGGTCATTCAAGATGATAATCTGTTGGCATGTTCTGAGAGACACGTTTGTCAGGTGTTCAAGATGCTTAGGCGGCAAACGGAGAGGATCGATTTCAAGGGAGGTTTGGAAGCGAAGCTGTTGCAGTCGTGGCATGTCGAAGAGTTGGCCACACTTAATTTACATTCGGTGTTCTTTGCTTACGATACCCCCGATGATCTAGGACCATTACAACATGCGGGTGAGTTGTTGAGGGATGGTGGTATTCTAATGAGTTCTAATATCGTTTGTCGTTGTTTTGTGTTAGTGGGTTATCCGAGAGATTCTTACGTGGCAGCTGAAAAGCGAATATATGAAACAATGCGAGCAGGTTTTGTTCCTTATGTGATGGTTTTTAGGGATTCTAGTGGAGAGGTAAAAAAGGGTTGGTTGGCTTTTAAGAAGCGTTGGGCCTGTTGTAATATGACGGTTATATGTTTGTGCGAAAACCAAAGAAAACATTTATTTTGAAGGGGGTTAGAAAATGCTAGTGTTATCCCGAAAAAAGAACGAGAGTATTGTCATCAATAATGACATTACCATTGTGGTCGTAGAGATTAGAGGCGATAAGGTTCGCCTGGGTGTGGAGGCTCCCAAAGAAGTATCGGTCCACCGGCGAGAAGTGTTCGATGCTATTAAGAAAGAAGAGGTAGAAAATGAGAGTAAATAGGAAGCAATTGTTAGAGCGGTTGCAAGCTGTATCCTTGGGATTGTCCGTGAAGGAACAGATAGAGCAATCGTCAAGTTTTGTATTTCAGGATGGGAAAATAAAAACATTCAATGATGAGATAGCTTGTTCTATCCCTTCTGATTTGGATATTGAAGGTGCTGTGATAGGGGGGCCATTGATTTCCTTTTTGCGTAAATTGTCCGTTGAGGATATCGAATTGGAGATTGACAAAGGTGAATTGCGAGTCAAGGCAGGACGGAGCAAAGCTGGTATATGCATGGCAAAGGTTATTACTTTGCCTGTAGAAAGCATAGAGGAGCCAAAACAATGGAGAGCAATTCCGAATGGTTTTATTGATGCTATCAAGATGGTTCAGTCGTGTGACAGTACTGACGAGTCGGAGTCTGTGCTTACTTGTATTCATATCCATCCTGAGTGGATCGAAGCTGCCAATCAGTATCAGATTATCAGGCATTCATGCAAGACGGGATTTTCCAAGTCATTTTTGGTAAAGCAGATTGCTTTGAAGGGTGTCGTCTCGACGGATGTTTCAGAGTATAGCCAGACGGATAATTGGTTGCACTTTCGTAATTCTAATGGTCTGGTTTTGAGTTGTCGGCGAAATACGGAAAGCTATCCAAAATTAGATAAGTTTTTGAGTGTTGAGGGTATTGGGATTTCCTTTCCGAAGGATTTAGAGAAGGTTGTGGGGCGGGCTAATGTTTTTTCTTCTCAGAATGCAGATGTTAATTATGTACAGGTTGAGTTGAGGTCTCACAAGTTGAAGATTTCCGGCATAGGAGATAGTGGATGGTTCTCAGAAGTGCAAGAGGTCGAGTATGAAGGGGAGAATATCAAGTTTTCGATTGCTCCTCAATTATTGGTAGACATATCAAACAAGTCTGGGGAATGTAAAGTATCATCTGGTAAGTTGCGAGTGCAGACACCATCCTGGGTATTTGTGTCGTGTACAATTATTGAAGAGGATAATTGATGCCCTTCTTTTTCTCAGTTGATTCATTAGTTCAACAGAAAAATGTATCTGTCACACCTCGTTGTGGTGCTTGTAAACTTCATATAGGATGTCACAGTCCAAAAATGAAAGTGACGGGAGAAGGCCGACGGCATGTTTTGGTTGTGGCTGAGGCCCCTGGCTACCAGGAAGATAAGGATGGTGTTCAGTTTGTAGGCAAGAGTGGTCAATATCTTCGGAAGGTTCTAAGAGCAATTGGGATTGATCTTAATCGTGATTGTTGGAAGACCAATGCAGTAATCTGTTGCCCTCCGGGTAATGAGATCAAGGATATTCACATCGAATCGTGCTATCCCTGTCTAGCGAAGACAATCAAAGTCCTCAAACCCGTTGTGATTGTTCTGCTAGGAGGCACTGCTGTAAAGTCTTTGATTGGAAATCTGTGGTCGCATCGCGGAGGTGTTGGCAAGATTAGCAGGTGGGTCGGCTGGAAGATACCGTCACAGCAGTTGAATACGTGGATTTGTCCGACGTATCATCCATCCTATTTGTTACGACAGAACGACCCTGTTTTGGAGTTGCACTTTCGTCATCATTTAGAAGAGGCGTTTGGTTTGAGGGGTAGACCGTGGAAGAGTGTGCCGGATTATGAGAGTGAGGTGGAGTGTTTGTACGATCCGGATGTGGCAGCTAGGGTGTTGCGGAGGATGAGAGAGCGGGGTGGTTGGGTAGCTTTTGACTACGAGACGAATATGCTCAAGCCCGACCACTCCTCCGCTCGCATTGTCAGTTGTGCTGTCTGCTGGGAGGGAAAGAAAACGATTGCTTATCCTTGGGTGGGGGCTGCTGTGGAAGCTACGGGTGAGTTGCTCAGATGTGGAAATGTGAGGAAGATCGGGGCAAATGATAAGTTCGAGCAGCGGTGGACCTTTGCCATGTTCGATTACGGGGTTAGTGGGTGGATCTGGGATTGTATGGTGAGTGCTCATGTGTTGGATAGTCGACGGGGGATTACGAGTGTAAAGTTTCAGTCGTTTGTTCAGCTTGGTGTGGGACCGTATGCAGAGGCTGTTGCTCCCTATCTATCAGCTAGGAGTGGTGGTCCGGAGAATAGGATACGGGAGGTTGAGTTACCTGTCCTTCTGAAATACAACGGAATAGACGCGATTGTGGAGTTCTTGATAGCTCAGAAGCAGGGGTGTATAGATGCAGATACCACGGGCGTCTGATAATGCGTTTCAGTTGTTCCTTGATGGCTCCTTGGCCCTGGCTGAGGTGGAGCGGTGTGGGTTGCGGATTGATGTGGATAGGATGGATCAGTCAATACGGGAGGTGGGAGAGAAGATAAAGAATGCAGAGAGGGAGTTGAGAACCGGGGAGGTGTGGTCGGTGTGGAGGAAGCGTTTTGGCAGTCAATCGAATCTTGGAAGCAGGTCTCAATTGGCCAGTGTCCTTCGTGATCTTGGGTTCAAGTCCAAGGCTTCCACGAATACCGGACGGGACAAGATGGATAAGACCACGCTAGATGGACTGGACCATCCGTTTGTGAAGAATCTGTTGGAGTGTGAGACACTAAAGAAGTTGCAGGGAACGTATTTGAAGGGGATTCGACGGGAGGTGGTGGATGGGTTTCTGCACCCATCGTTCAATCTGCATCTGGTGGAAACGTATAGATCCAGCAGCGATTCCCCGAACTTCCAGAACATCCCGATACGCGATCCGGTGGTAGGAAAGATAATTCGATCTTGCTTCATTCCGCGAGACAATCATGTCCTGGTAGAGGTCGATTATGGGGCACTGGAATTTCGCATAGCCGCATGCTTCTGGGCGGATCCAGCTATGATTTCTTATGCCAGTGATCCAGATTTGGATATTCACCGCGATATGGCTGCAGAATGTTATTCACTTTCTGTGGACAAGGTATCCAAGAAAGCTAGGTTTTACGCGAAGAATCAATTCGTGTTTCCTGAACTCTATGGGAGTCAATATGTGAGCTGTGCTCGGTCCTTGTGGGATGTAGCTTCGTCGATTGATTTGGATGATGGAACGTCATTAAAATCCCACCTGCGTAGTGTGGGATTGAAAAAGTTGGGGTCTTGTGATTTTAAGTCTCCGCCCGTATCTGGCACGTTTGAGCACCACATATCAGAAGTGGAGCGATCTTTTAATGAACGGTTCTCGGTGTGGAGTAGAAGAAAAGAGGAATGGCTACAGAAGTACCAGAAGCGTGGTTGGTTCCGTATGATGACTGGATTTGTCTGTTCCGGTATCTATAGTCGAAACCAACTCTATAACTATCCCGTGCAGGGTCCGGCGTTTCACTGCTTGCTTTGGTCTTTGATTCAGTTGGTTAAGCAGATGAAGAAACAGAAAATGCGGTCCATGGTGGTTGGTCAGATTCACGATTCACTGATTATTGATGCGTCTACCAAAGAGTTGGATACTGTTTTGGGTATGGTCAAACAGGTCATGACGATTGATGTTAGAAAGCACTGGCCGTGGATTGTGACACCGTTGCTTGTGGAGGCTGAGGTATCTGAACCGAATCGGTGGGAGAAGAACCCTGTAAAAATCTAGGGGTGTATTAGATGAGTGATGTGATTTCCGAAAGGGATAGAGGCTGTTGTGTTGTGGAGGAGTTGTGTGCGAAAGCCTTTGATGACATTCTGGAGGATATTGCTGAGTTGTCTAATAGGGCGAAGGTTCATATTCTGAACGACATGAAGAAGAAGCTACACAAGATTTCTCCATTTAGGAATGAGCCAGTGGATTGTGTTTTGTGGATCCCAGGTGTGACCGTGTTGGCAAATGATTATAATCCTAATGTTGTTGCCCCGCCGGAGATGAAATTATTGGAGCGTAGTATTGCGGAGGATGGGTACACTCAGCCAATAGTTACATGGTTGGGTGATGTTGAAAGAGAAGTGATTGATGGATTCCATCGAAGATTAGTGGGTCTGGAAAGTGAGGTGGTTATGAACCGTTGTCATGGGTATCTTCCGGTGACAACAGTAAATCAGGACAGGACTGGTCGAGGCAATCGCATTTCTTCTACTATTCGACACAATCGTGCAAGGGGTAAGCATCAAGTTCAGGCTATGTCGGATATCGTGATTGAGTTGAAACGAAGGAATTGGTCAGAGAAACGTATAGCAAGGGAGCTCGGGATGGATCCCGATGAGGTGTTGCGGTTATGTCAGATTACTGGTCTGTCTGAGGTATTTAGTGATACTGGGTTTTCAAAGTCCTGGGATATTGGGTCGGTGGAAGAAGAGTCTGTTTTTCAATTGATTGATAAAGAAGATGGTGGGGGTTTATAATGGATCGTATTTATCATACATGGGAGAAGTGGGAATGTTATAAAGCTGGATTCTATGAGGAGAGGCCGCCGAATGGTATGAGTACGGATGAGGGAGGGGAAGCATATCGTATGTTTCTTAGTGATATTCCTAGGTTTGAAAGGGCTTTGGTTGGAGTAATAAAGGAATGGAAGTATTCTTGTGAGCATTATCTTTCGAATTCCAACATGAATCGTATTGCTTGGCTAGGGCAAGCAGCAATGGCCTTTGATAGTGGTATACCAACTTGTTGTCGGTCCGGATATCACAGATTGACAGATGATAAAAAATTGAAGGCAGATAAGATGGCATTGAAGTACTTAAATAAGTGGTTACATCTTCATGGTGAGAGTGGTGATTTGTCACTGGATAATGCTTCATCAAGGACTGTGATGGATTTGTATTGAGATATGAGCAAGTTAAAGCAGTACAAAGACAGTGATGTTTTAGAGATGGCGAAGTGGAGGATTTCCTACACATTCGATCACTTTGAGCGGCTATATGTCAGTTTCAGTGGTGGGAAAGACAGTTCAGTATTGACACATCTGATTATGGAGGAGGCAAAGAAGAGACACAGAAGAGTGGGGGTGTTGTTCATCGATATGGAGGCTCAATATGATCTGACAATATCCCATGTCCATGAAATGCTCGATTGTTATGTAGATCATATTGATCCATACTGGGTTTGTCTTCCGATGAAGTTGAGAAATGCGGTTAGCAATTATGAGCCTTGTTGGTGTTGTTGGGATCCAGAGAGGAAAAATGATTGGGTTAGGAATTTTCCAGACCATCCATCTGTGATATCCGATCCAGAGTGGTTTCCGTTTTTCAAGAGTTGGATGGAGTTTGAGGAGTTTATGGTTCTGTTTGGTAAATGGTATGCTGGGAATAAGAGCTGTGCTGCATTTATTGGAATACGCTGCAATGAAAGTTTGAATAGGTTTAGGACCATTGCTTCGGCGTCGAAGGAGTGTTTTTGCGGCCAGAGATTTACGACGAAGATAACGGATGTTCTATACAATTCTTACCCGTTGTATGATTGGCGTGTCAGTGATATCTGGCATTATGTGGGTGTAGAGGGGGTTCTATATAATCGTGTGTATGATTTAATGCACTTGTCCGGATTGACACCCCATCAGATGCGTCTGTGTCAGCCATTTGGGGATGACCAGAAAAGAGGGTTATGGTTGTATCATATTATTGAACCACAGACATGGGGCAAACTGATAGCTCGTGTTAATGGTGTAAACAGTGGTTCTTTGTATATCAATGAACATGGGAATGTGAATGGGTATGGAAGAATAACGAAGCCAGATGGGCATACATGGAAGAGCTTCTGTGATTTGCTGCTTGGCACCATGCCAGAGGTTACGAGAAATCACTATGTTGAGAGATTTCGTGGATTTCTAAAGGGATGGAGTGGTCGAGGGTACGTTGATGGAATTCCCGATGAGGCCCCACGCTGTTTGGAAAACAAGATGTGGGCTCCATCTTGGAGGAGATTGTGCAAGGTGTTGCTTCGAAATGATTGGTGGTGTAAGGGCCTTGGACTCACACAGCCAAAAAGTGCTGCTTATGGAAAGTATCTAGTTATTAAGCAGGAGAATAGAAAGAGAAGAAATGATGGAGCTCTACAAGAAGCACAGACCGAAGCGTCTAAGTGAGTTGGTGGGACAGGATGGTGCCGTGAGCATGTTGCGGCAGATGGGTGAGAGTGGCAAGATACCGCATTGCATCCTTCTGACTGGTCCGAGTGGTTGTGGCAAGACCACCATCGCAAGAATTATCAAGCGTATGTTGAAGTGTGACGATGTCGATTTCCGGGAGCTCAACATTGCAGATGTTCGCGGTATAGATACGATTCGGGACATTCGTAGTCAGATGCACCTGGCACCGATGGCTGGTCCTGTGCGGGTGTGGCTATTAGATGAGACTGCTCGGGCCACGGTGGATGCACAGAATGCCATGTTGAAGATGCTTGAGGATACGCCGGAGCACGTCTTCTTTCTACTGGCGACGACGGAGCCTGGGCGTCTGTTGAATACGATCCGGACTCGTGCTACTCAGATCCAAGTTGCCCCGTTGAAGAGAAAGGATATGTTGGAGCTGTTGAGTCGAGTAAGCAAAGCGGAGGGATTGGATTTGCAGGAAGAGGTTGTCGATCAGATAGTGGAAGTGGCAGGTGGTAGTCCCAGAAAGGCATTGGTGGTATTGGATCAGGTGGCCGGATTAGACACCGTTGAACAGAGGCTGGGGGCGATCACGGCTGGGGATGTGAGCGCAGAGGGTATCGAGGTTTGTCGGGCATTGTTCAATCCTTCGATGCGATGGCCTGCGGTGTCAAAACTATTGAAGGTAGTTCAGGACGATCCGGAGAGTATCCGTCGGGCCGTGCTTGGGTATGCTTCCGCTGTTCTGTTGAGTAAAGGGGATCGACGGTCATATGATGTGATTGCTGCATTCGAGCGGAATTATTATGATTCGGGAAAGGCTGGATTGTTTGCTTCGTGTTATGAAGTTGTAGTGGGGATTTAGTGGGTGTCTGAATACGATAATACAGTGTAAGGAGATGATATGGTAAAGAATGAGACAAACGATATTGAATTGCGGTTGGAGCCTGATCCCAATGTTCTGGATGAGGAGTGGATTCAGCAGCCCGGATTGCGGTATCAGTGTGGTTGTCGGCTGGCAGATGCCAAGGCCACCCTTTCTAGGGCGAAGGTTGAATCGGATCTCACGTCGGCGGAGACAGGGTTGGCCATTCGGACAAATCCCAGTGCTTTCGGTTTAGAGAAGGTCACGGAGTCATCTGTGAAGTCAACTGTCTTGTTGCAGCAGATCTTTCAGAATGCAAAGGAAGCTGTAATCAAGGCACAACATGAGGTGGATGTTCTGGATTCCGCCGTGAGTGGTGTTGATCATAAGAAGAAGTCGTTGGAGGATCTCGTGGTATTGTGGGTAGGTGGGTATTTTGCGTCACCACGGGCACCTGATGGGTCCAAGCAACGGATGGAGGAAGTGGAGAAGCAGGCAACCAGACGCAAGGGGCGAGATCGGAGTTGAGGTATGTGTAGTGATTTCTTGTTCATATCTGTAGTGATTTTGATACTACCTGTTCTTGTTTATGCTTGCGTGAAGCTTGGAACGGTTGGGTACTATCGAGGTCGTGATTTTGTAGAATCTAGAAAGAAGGAGAGGAAAGACGATGGCTAGCAGTAGACAGAAAGATAGGAAACGAGCGGGGTCAACATCCCGTGATGCCAAGCACCGAGTAGGAGGTGATTGGACAACCATTACTATCCCAGAGAACATCGAGATCTTCGGACCGAAGGAGGGTGCCGTTCGGATGGACATCGTGCCGTACGAGGTCGGGTAAGGTAATCCGTATGCCAAGAAAGGCGAATGGTATTACGAGCGGACGTACTTTGTTCATCGGGGTGTAGGTCCAAACAATGATACGTTCATCTGCCCAGCGAAGACGGCCAAGAAACCATGTCCGGTTTGTGAGCATCGGGCAATGTTGATGACCGATCCGGATGGAGATGAGATGGTAATCAAGGGATTGAAGCCAAAGGAGCGGCAGCTTTTCCTGGTACACGTCAGTACGAAGGATGGGGATGAAGGAAAGGTTCAACTCTACGAGTCCAGTTTTCACACCTTCGGGAGGCTGTTGGACAAACGCCGACAGGATGCAGAAGAGGATGAACCACACATCACGGACTTCGACGATCCGGAGGCCGGGGCCACGCTCAAGGTCTCCTATTCGGAGGAGGATGGTGGCGGATACTCGTTTATCGATTGCTATTCAATTGATTTCAAGCCACGTCCGAGTGGGCTAGATTCCGAGTTGCTTAGCCATGGTATCTGTCTGGATGATCTGCTCAAGGTTCTTGCCTACGAGGAATTGAAGCGGATCATGTTGGGCGAGGACGATGCCGAAGTGGACGATGAGGAGGAACCCACAAAGAAGTCCAAGAAGCCCACCGTCAAGCCTCCCGAGGAAGATAACGATGAGGATCTTGATGAGGATGGCGATGATGACTCATTCAGTAAAGGAGATAGGATCAGGCACCGACAATTCGGGCTTGGTGAGGTCCTTGTTGTGAACGAGGGTGGGTCACTCAATATCGTTGTTGAGGGGGGTAAGAAGATTAAGGGTGTTGATCCCAAGAATGTGAAACTCGTGGCAGAGGCCACGGTGGAGAAACCCCCAAAGAAGTCTAAGAAGCCCACCGCCAAGCCTACCGAGGACGAGGATGATGACGGCTGGGGTGATGAAGTCGACGATGAGCCACCCAAGAAGTCATCGAAGGCAAAGGATAAGAAGGCCCCCGCCAAGGACGAGGATGACGACGGCGGTTGGGATTGAGTCCAAGAGAGCGGGCCCGTTCGGTGTGGGTATTTCTTTCCTTTCTTACCCACACCGGCGGGTTTTTTATTCGGAATTATCCCTTTGACAAAGCTGGGGGTAAGGCTATGAATGGTGCGGTTACTTTTAGAGTCATAAGGCTGGTTAAAATGGTGCTTGTGGATTGGGCATATCGCGAGTTGTTTTTAATCAATCTAGTGCTATTCATTTATCTCTATTTTTTCTCGGATAATTTCCTTGATCTCTCTCCGGTTTGTAACTACGTGGGTGCGGTCTATGGATATGGTGTTGCGACCCTGCTTTGTGAATTTATTATAGAGCCAATTTGCAAGAAGTATCGTAGGGACGCCGGAGGCGACGTTGACAAGGAAGGTGAGTACTGTTTGCCCAACATCCTTTTGCCCCATGAGAGCAAGCCGCCGGATTGAAACCTTTTTATGTTAGGTTTTTTTATGCTTTTTTTAATGAACAGTTTGGATGGAGCGTTACTAAGAGAGGGACGGCTAGAAAAGTAGGGGGTGTTGAATGGGCAAGTCTCAGCAAGTGAAAAAGGAATTACGAGCACCGGGGAAAAAACCCAAGGAAGGTGTTTGTCTCAACTCCGGTTCGACAATGCTCAATCTAGCCTGCACGGGTCGTGCTGATGACTGCTTTCTTACTGGGCATTATTACTTCATGGTAGGCGATTCAGACTCCGGTAAGACGTTCCTGGCTCTTACATGTCTTGCCGAAGCTGCCAAGAATCCCAAGTTCAAGGATTACCGCTTTATCTATGACGCTCCGGAGGGAGGGGCGTTGATGGACATCCAGAGATTTTTCGGAGCAGCCGTCAAGAAAAGATTAGAACCCCCGGAGATGGATGGGAAGAGACCCCATCATAGTGAGACGATACAGGATTTCTATATCCATGTGGATGATGCCTTAGAGGATGGCCGACCGTTCATTTACATTCTGGATAGTCAGGACTGCCTCTCAAGCAAGGCGGAGATAGCTAAGTTCACGGAGGTTAAGAATGCTACACGCAGAAAGACAGCAGATAAGGTGACAGGAAGCTATGGAGATGGGAAGGCTGCGGGGCATTCCGGAAACCTCCGTCGTTTAATGGGGCCGTTAGAACGGTCAGGTAGTATCCTGATAATCGTCAACCAGACACGGGACAGCTTCGACTTGTTTGAGAAATCGTCATATAGTGGGGGTCGGGCATTGAAGTTCTATGCGACGTTGCAGCTCTGGTCGTCCCCAGCAGGGAAGTTGAAGCGGGGCATTCGAGGCAAGGACCGGCAGTTGGGCATTATGTGCAAGATCCAGGTCAAGAAAAACAGAATCACGGGACGTGACCGTGTTGTGAGGATACCTATCTATCATTCTTATGGGATGGACGACGTTGGGTCGATGGTGGACTATCTGATTAGTGAGGGGGTGTGGAAGAAGTCTCGTTCTGGCGAGGTTGAGGCAGTAGGGCTTGGACCAATAATGCGGGTAGGAACGACGGAGAAGCTAGTACAGAAGATAGAAGCAGACGGTTTGGAGGACGACCTGCGAGATTTTGTCACTCAGACTTGGCAGGAAATTGAGGAAGCTTGTGTGGTTCAAAGGAAGCCCAGATATGACACGACTACTGATTCTATCGAAGGGGAGGAACGCTGATGACCGTAGCCGATCGACTACTATTCGACACACTTGCACACCTGGAAAGGGCGAGGGAAGGAATGCAAAAGTTGATTGAATGTACAGCCGATATGTCTGCTGGCGTATGGCTCGAAACGGAGTTTAACAGTTTGGAGGATGCGTGTCGGGAGTTTGTGGAATGTCAGTACGGACCATTCACAGGTGACACCCAACAGGTTAAAAAAGAAGCCAAGACATGACACCACCAGTTTTGCTAGTGGACGTTTCCTCAGTTGCATATCGGGCTTTTTACGCCTTTGGGGAACTGTCCTATGAGGGTGTCCAGACCAGTGTGGTTTTTGGTCTACTGCGAACTGTGGCACAGTTACAAGAGATTTACGGGGTGGGTCGTGTGTGCTTTTGCTTTGACGCCGGTTGTGGGAAGCGGTTGGAGATCAGCCGTATCTATAAACGCAATCGAAGAGTGGAAATAGACGAGGAGAAATTAAAGGCATTGGATTGTGTTCGGGATCAATTGAAAAAGCTTCGAGAAGAGTACCTGCCAAGGATTGGTTATCGGAATCTGTTCTGGGACACGGGGTACGAAGCGGATGATGTGATAGCTTCTCTTTGTAATGATTTGCTGGAGGAGAAGCAGCGGGTCGTTATCGTTAGCAGTGATGGCGATCTCTTTCAGCTTCTTATAGAGGACCGTGTTTGGCTCTGGAATCTTGGGACGAAGGCACCGTATACAGCACAGAAGTTTCGAGAGGAGTATGGTATCTCTCCTTCGATGTGGGCTGATGTGAAGGCATTGGCCGGGTGCCCTGGAGATAATGTGGTTGGTATCAAGGGGATTGGAGAGCAAACAGCAATCAAGTTCCTGACGGGGGGGTTGTCGGACAAATCTAAGAAATACGAGTTGATTGTCTCCGATAATAATAAGTGGAAAGAGAATATTCAGTTGACGCGGTTGCCATTTCCGGGTACTGCATCATTCCATGTTCGGGAAGATAAAGTAGTGCCGGGGGGATGGGATGATTTGCTCGATGATTTGGGTATGAAATCCCTGAAAGGCAGGGGTGGGAGAATTCTGGAGGTGTGAGATGAGTAAGTTTAGTGAAGACATCATGATGCTACGATTATACCCCGAGGTCAAGCAGTTGCGGACAGAGGTTAAATGTCTGCAAATGAAGGTCTGTTCTTTGGAGGGGCAGAGAGCATTTCTAATAGGGGCGGCTAGTGAACGGGTATGTGGTAGGCTTCTTGAAATGATGAAAGAAGATAAAGCCGCCGAAGAGGCAGAAAGAGGTGAATGATAATGCAAATTGGGATGGAATCCGAAAGACTATTTTGTCGGTTTTGGAATCGTAATTACAAGCATCAGCAAATCACAAAATCACCGTATAATATCACGGTGACATTAGAACACGATGATGATGTTTATGATTGCATTGAATGTCACGGTAAAACGATATTGCAGGCGATGCAGCAATGTGAAAAAACATACAAGAGAAATCTATGCGAAGCCACTGAGTGAGCATTTCTAATAGGGGGGCTAGTGAACTGGTGTGTGGGGAGCTTCTTGAAATGATGAAAGAAGATAAAGCCGCCGAAGAGGCAGAAAGAGGTAAGGAGTGATGGCAACGCAAGACTATTATGCTGGTAAGGGCTGTGTTTGTTGGGCACAGAGTTATGCCGAATGTGTGTGCGGCGTAGATTGGACAGATAAGAGAGTTTATGAGCTACGTGCCGAGGTCGAGCGGTTGCGGGCCATTGTGGATAAGTTGCCGACGACCATTGAAGCGAAGGCATCCGAGCCAGTCAAACAGCCGTGGCCTTATCTGAGTGCGGATAGGAGTACGCCGATGGGTGCAGGAGTATGGGTGAAGGACGATGGGGACTGGGTTAAGAGAGTATATTCTTTCCGTGTGGTATGGCGAAGAGAAGATATATATTACAGTCAAGTTGTTCTAGCCGACCCCGATAACCCCCACCAGCCGCCACCGAGGTATTTGGGGGTGGAGAATCCTTGATGTGGAGAAAGTTAAAATGAATAAAAAAATCTTAGCACTTGATCCAGCGACAAAATGCGGGTGGGCATATTCGAATGGTCCATCGGGTGTTTTTGATTTGTCTGTTCGCCGCGATGAGTCTTCGGGGATGAGGCTGGTGCGGTTGGAGCAGAAGCTGAATGACATTTTAGATGCTTTGGAAATTGACCTAGTCGTTTTTGAGGCAGCTAGACATTCGGCCCCTAGGATGCAGGGAGCATTGGTGGTGCAAGCCGAGTTGCAGGGGGTTATCAAGCGATGGTGTGAGGACAAGAAGGTTTTGTATCGAGGCTATAGTCCATCCGAGATTAAGAAGCATGCGACTGGTAAAGGTAACTGCAATAAGGAATTGATGGTGAGGGCTGCCAAGGAACGGTGGCCTGAGGTGGAGATTGTGGATGATAATCAGGCAGACGCTTTGTGGCTTCTCGACCTTGCCAGTTGTGATTATGGTAATATAGGGAGAGTGAGTGATGAATGTAACCTACCTAAAATTAACGGAATTATCCCTTTGGCAAAGCAGTAGCCACGGGAGGGGGGGGAAGCGGGGGAGGGGAGCCGAGTGGGAATTGTGTAATCCTGCCCCAAGAAGCCCGGCGTAGGCTGGGATTTCATACAATTCGCCACGCCGGAGGGAGCCGCAACTCCTTTAACAACACGGAGTTGTAATTGTGTAGGTATTCGATCGTTCGGCATCATTTGTCGAACACCTAGACATTTTTCAACGGAATTATACCCTTAACAAAGCTGGGGCAAGGCTATGAACGGTGCGGTTACTTTCAAGAGTCATAAGGCTGGTTAAAATGGTGCTTCGTGGATTGGGCATATCGCGAGTTGTTTTAATCAACCTAGTGCTATTCATTTATCTCTATTTTTCTCGGATAATTTCTTCGATCTCTCTCCGGTT